ACAATTATAATAAAGCTAAAAAGTTAGGTATGTCTGTAGGTGCTTATTACTTTACAATAGCTACTGATTATCAAAAAGGGGTAGATGAAGCAAACTGGTTATATGAAAACTGTCTTAAAGGAAAACAATTTGATTATCCTATTTACATTGATGTTGAAGATGATACTGGTAATAAGAAATATTTAAGAAAAGCTGGAAAAGCAAAAACTACAGATGGTGTTATTGGTTTCTGTGAAACATTAGAAAATCTAGGTTACTATGTTGGAATTTATGGTTCTGATATATCAACTTTTAAAGATATGTTAGAAATAGATAGACTTAAAGATTATGATAAATGGGTTGCTAGATATGGAAGTGAACCTCAATATGTTAAAGAATATAGTATGTGGCAATATTCTAGTAGTGATATAGTTGCAGGACAACCAACAGATACTAACTTAGTTGAAAATATAGATTATCCATCTATTATAATTGGTAAAGGATTCAATGGATATCCTAAACAAGAGTCTCCAGTAGAACCACCAAAAGCAGAAGAACCACAACCAGAACAACCAAAACCAGAACCACCAAAGAAAAAAGAAATAGCATTAGGTGATACTGTTATAGTAAATGGTATAGGTACTGCTTCTAGTACAGGAGAAGGAACTAGAACTAGAGAATTTGTTAATCAAAAAATGAAAGTAATTATGATTGCTGGTAATACTTCTAGACCTAACAGATATGCTTTGAATCAATATGATAAAGGTAATGTTAATGATCCCAGAGCTGTAACTGGATGGTTTAGCATAAATGATATTAAGAAATAGAGGTGTCTAGATATGGAAATAACTTATGTCATCATTGTAGGTATTATTACTTATATTTTAGGAGCTATTACAAAGATTTTTGTTGACAGTATTCCTAATAAATATATTCCAATTCAGAATGTTTTAATAGGTTTAATTAGTGGGTTGATTTGTTACTTTACTAAAGTAGAACCTAACTTACTACAAGCATTAGTTTTATGCTTCTTTGCTGCAACTGGTGCTGGTGGTACAGCAGATTTACTTCAAACAAAGATTGGTAAATAAAGAAGTCTATATATTAGACTTTTTTTCTTTGTTATGTTATAATTTGTATAGGAAAGTAGGTGTTTTTATGGCACAAAGTGCAAAAGATTATGCTAGAGAACAATTAGGTAATCTAGATTTATCTTATCTTAAAGGTGAAGAAGATGTTGCAAATAGAACATATGGCACTACTAAAAGCTCATTAGAAACTAATTTCAATAACTTGATGAATCAGATAAATTCAAATAGGCAGGACACAAGAAAGAATTTTAACACTGGTAGAGCTACTGTGGCAGAAAATGCTTATACTGCAAACAGACAAAATCAAGCTGATTTAGCTTCTAGGGGTATTGGTAGTAGTGGTTTAAAAGCATTGGGTGAAGTTGGAAATAGAATGGAAACAGGTCAACAATATAGTAATTTAGCTAATAAATTCTATAGTACAATGACTGATTTAGATAATACAGAAAAACAAAGTAGAGATCAATATAATATAGATTTAGAGACTGCTAAGAATACATTAGATAGTGCATTAGCAGGTATTGCTTCTAGAAGGGGAGAGGCTCAAAATCAATATAATCAAGCTCTAGGACAATTAGCAGAACAAGTACAAGGTAGATGGGATGCAAATGCAAATGCAAGAGCTGCTTTAGCACAAGCAAGAGCTGCTGCTGCACAAGCACATAGTGATGCTGTAAATGCTGCTAGATCACAATTATCTAGTGCAAAGAAACAAGTATTAACTGAGATTGTAAATGGTAATGGTACAGTAGATCAAAAGAGAGCTGCAATTCAAACTACATTTGGTGTTGATGCTAATACAGCTACAAAAGCATTACAACAATTAGGATTAGAACCTATCAAGTCATTTAGCTTTAGTGTTAATACACCTTATAAATCTCCAACTATGAATGACTTATATGATATGTTAGGAATTGGTAGGTGATATTAATGGCTAATAAAGGTAGAGAATATGCTGAAAATCTTGTAGGTGCTTTAGATAGAAGTGCTTATGGTAAACAAAGAGAAGTTGCACAAAATACATATAATACTAACTGGCAAAATGTACAGAATCAATATAAAAATTTACAAGATAAATTAAAACTACAACAACAAAGAGCAAATAGAGACTTTGCAGAAGGTCTAGTTGATGTTGCTGAAAACTCATTTAACAGACAAAGAGTTGGTAGTGGAAACTTAACAAATAGAGGTTTAGCAGCAAGTGGTTTAACAAATATGTTAGCTCAATCTGATACTGCTCAAAAAGGTGAGGATATTGGTAAATTATTAAAGAATGCTGGAGCAATTTCTGCTGATACTGCTGATAGATTAAGTCAAGCTACATCTAAGTATGCACAAGAAAGTTCTGGTCTAATGGGGAAACTTGCTAATACTCTAGCTGATGTAGGTGATGCAGAAACTGCTGCACAAAATAGATATAATCAAACTCTAGCTGGTATAGCAGGAGCTATGGATGAAAGAGAAGCAAACAATGCATTACAAGCTGCACAAAGAGCCGCTGCTAGAGGTTCTGGTGGGGGTGGTAGAAGCAGAGCACAAGCTGATGCAGAAAATGAGTTAGAAGAATTTTATAAAAGAGCTACTATTAATGAAGTTCTTTCTAGTCCAGATATGACTGATAGACAAAAAGAAAATTATTTAGGAATTATATTTGGTATAGATAATGCTGGTAAAGCTGTTACAGCATATAATAATAATTCTAATGCTACAGATAATTATAATAAGAAACTTGAAAGTTTACAGAAGGCTGCTAATAGAGAAATTGCAAATAATAAAGCATCTTACCAGAGATACCAAAGAAATCAACAAAATAAAAGAGCTAATGAATATTTTAGTAGAAACTTACCTACAATTAATACAGGTAGTTCACAAACTAATAATTTTGTAAGAAGTCAATTAGCTAAAAATAGTCCTCTTAGTTATGATCCACTGATGTCTAATCCAACATCAAATTATCAAGATCAACTTGCTTTATCTAATTTTAGAAATCAAGGAATTACTTATGAGGATCTTGCTGAATTATTATATGGAAATAGATAAAAAGGAAGGTGGTTTGAGTGGCACAAGGTTATTATGAGAAATTATATAATTCATTAAAAAGTGCAAATACTAAGTCAGCTGCTGATGCTTATGCACAAACAACTGCTGGTAAACAAGGTAAATTACAAAAGCAAATAGATAACCTTTCTACGAGAATGGATGCTGCTGGTGTTGATTCATCAAAAGCAAAGGACAGTAGAAATGCTGTTGAAAAATTCTTAGGACTTCCAGAAAATCAAAACTTTGTATTTGATATATTTGAGTTATTAAATAGACCACAACAAGCATTATTTGGTGCTATAAATGCAGCACAAAAAGGTGAAGATGCTGGAGAGGCAGCATGGAGTAATTTTAAAGGTGATACAGAGACTAACTTTAAAGATATACTTACACAGGCTGGTATGAGTGATAGAAAAGGTAAACTTGACTTCTCTGATGTTCTAGGTTTTGCTGGAGATGTACTTCTAGATCCACTTGATTTAGCATTAATACCAGTTACTGGTGGTGCTAATGTTGCTGCACAAGCTATCGATACTACTGCTGATGTTGCTAAAGGTGCTAAGGCTCTAGATACTGTTTCTGATGTTGCTAAAGGTGTAAATGCATTAGATAATGCATCAGATGTAGCTAAAGGAATCAATGCTGCTGACAATGCTATAGATGCTGCTAGAGGTGGAATCAAGTTTAAATCTGCTAATGATCTAATATTTGAAGGTTTAGGTAAAGGTGTTAAAGGACTTGCTAAAGGTGCTGATACTGGTATAGAGACAGCTCTCAGAGCAATAGATAAAGCAAATGGTATTGAATATGCTAATGTAGGAGCAAAGAGTGCTGCTAATTTAGGTAAAACATTTGCAGAAGGTGCAGAAAAAACTATTGGTAAATTAGAAACTTATAAAGATGTTAAGGATCAAATTGCTAGAGCATTTAATACATTCTCCAGTATTCCTAAAGAGATTAGTGATAAGATAAGAAAAAACAATGCTGATAGTGTTAGAGCTGCTAATGAGTTAAGACCTTTATACGAGAACTTAGATAATAGTATCACTGATTATGCTTACAAAGCAGCTGAAAGAATGGGTGATACTAGTGAAGCTAATGTTAGAAAGATAGCAGAACAAACAGATAAAGATATTGCTAATCTTAAAGAGTTTATGAATCTTAATAGAGAAACTACAATGAGAGATATTATCAAAGAAGCTAAGAACGGTAAACTTACACTTGTAGATGCTGGTGATGATGTTGTTAAGAAACTTAATAATATTGCTGATGATGTAAATAAAGCAGGTAGAGGCTTAAATCTTACAGTTGATGTAACAGATGATGGACTCATTAAATTAAGTAAGGATTGGGATAAAGTAAAACCTACTAAATCACAATATAATAAATTAGTTAAAGAATATGGTCAAAGTTTTGCTGATGAAATTGCTGGATTATCTTTAGATGAAGCTAAACTTGGTGAAAAAGTTACTAAAAAAGGTAATTATACACAAGCTGATCTAGATGAGTTTGGTAAATTAATGGAGAAGTATGATGCTGATGATGCATTTAAACAACTATATCAACAAAATGATGACATATTTAATAAGGCTAATGGTATTTTAGATAAATATTTTGGTACTAAATTAACAGAAGAATATGCTGATAATGCTGGATATGTTAGACATGCATTTAATAAAGACCAATTCGATAAATATAAAGAACTTGGATTCGTTGATGAATATGGTAAAGTTGTTACAAAAGGTAACACTAAGATTTTAGGAGACAGACTTTATAATATGTCAGCTCGTGAAGCAAATAATATGTTTAAAGAAAGTATTGCTAAGAACTTAGATAATCTAAATGATGTACAAAGAAAAGCTGTTGATAAACTATTAAGTGAAGATGGAATCTTCTCAGAAGGTATTACTAAGTCATTTGGTAACTATCTAGAAAATATTCCTAAACTAGCACAAGATAGCAAAGCTCTAGATACAGTATTAGTTGATGCAACATTTGGTAATTATAAAGAACTTAAAGAAATTGATAAGCAAATTAGTAAAGCTAGAAAAGCTGGAGACTTATCTTTAGTTGAAAAACTAAATGCTGATAAGATTGAAAAATTAAATAATAGTAATATGAAAATTCTTACTAATGCTGATAGCACAATTCCTAGAGGATTCAAACAATTAAATAGTGATGAAGTTAGATCATTATCTAATAAGCTAAGTAAAATGAGTAGTGAATTAGGTTTGAAAGATATGGAAGATATTGCTAAATATGTCAAGAATAATGGTGGAAAAATGGCTATTAACAAAGACATATTGAGACTTGTAGAAATAGGAACAGATCAGAAACAAGCTAAAGGTTTAGTAAGATTATATGATCAATATCTAAATTTCTTCAAAAGAAATAAAGTATTATCTCCATCATTCCAGATTAATAACCTTTTAGGTAACTCATCTAATATGTTCTTAGCTGGTATCAATCCTACTAAACAAGCAGAACTTTTCCCAGAAGCACTTAATATTATGAATAAAAGTGATGACTTAATGAGAAAAGCTGCTAATGGTATAGAACTTACTACTAAAGAACAAAAGATGTTAGATATATGGAATGGATTCATAGATGCAGGATTTGGTAATGCAGATTCACTAACTGCTATGCAACTTGCTGATATGCCAGATAGTTTAAAGAAATACTTTACTGGAGAAAAAGAACTTAAAAGTGTTAAAGATTTCTTAGTTGATGGTTTACCTTATTTAAACAATAAGATGAACAATACTATGGATACTATGGCTAGACTTGCAACATTTATAGAAGGTTATAGAAATCCAAAATTCCTAGATAAATTAGGAGTTGCTGATGCTGGTGAAGCTGTTAGAAAAATATTATTCGATCCAACAGATATGACTGATTTTGAAAGAAATGTAATGAAAAGAATTATGCCTTTCTATACATTTACTAAAAAGAACTTAGCATTCCAATTCGATAACTTATCTAGAAATGGATCACAATATAGTAAACTCATAAGAGGATATGATAGATTATTAGATGCAGCTACAGATAATAATAGTGAGAATGTAAGTGATTGGTTAAAAAATAATTTATATATTCCTATTCCTAGTATTGGTAAAGATGGTTCTTATAAAGTTATAAGAGGTTCATTACCATTAGGTAACTTAATTGATACTTTAGAGAATCCAATGAGTAGTTTTGTAAACTTATCTTCTCCAGCAATTAGAATGCCTTTTGAACTTGCTACTAATACAAATTCATTTACTGGTAGAGAAATTGAAAAATTCCCAGGTGAATTAAGTAAAAATATGCCAGGTATGACTAAAA